TTAACTCTCAAGCCTCGAGCCAAGCCTGTTTCAGAAGCCCCGTTACCTGATGAACCCATTCAGGGACACGCTGTTGCTGCAAATATCTCTGCGATTGAAAAGCAGATGGAAGCGGCAGCAAACAAAGGGGATGTAGAGACGTACCGCAAGCTCAAGGCGCAACTGAATAAAGGAATTCGATAATGGCATTAAATGAAGGTCAACTGGTCACGTATGCTCTGGATGAAATCATCGAAACCGTCCAGAACCTGACGCCAATGGCGTCCAAAGTGACAAAATACACCCCTCCGGCAGAATCCATGCAACGTTCAAGCAACACCGTGTGGATGCCTGTTGAGCAGGAAGCGCCAACTCAGACTGGCTGGGATTTAACTGGAAACGCTACCGGGATTCTGGAGCTCTCCGTAAAATGCAACATGGGTGATCCGGATAACGATTTCTTCGAGCTTCGTGCAGATGACCTGCGTGATGAGCGTTCTTACCGTCGCCGCATCCAGGCATCCGCCAAAAACTGGCGAATAACATTGAGTCAGCGATTGCCAAACAGGCAACTGAAATGGGCTCGCTTGTTGTTCACGATACCCGCGCAATTGGTCCATCTACTGGCCTGTCTGGCTGGGATTTTGTGTCTGATGCAGAGCGCCTGATGTTCTCCCGTGAGCTAAACCGCGATATGGGCATCAGTTACTTCCTGAACCCTGACGATTACCGCAAAGCAGGCCGCAACCTGGTAGATGGTGACATCTTCGGGCGCGTTACTGAAGACGCGTATCGCAACGGTACTATTCAGCGTCAGATTGCTGGCTTTGATGAAATTCTTCGCTCACCGAAACTTCCGGCAGTTACCAAGTCAACCGCTACTGGTGTAACTGTTTCTGGTGCGCAGAAGTTTAAGCCGCAGGCATACACCCTTGATACCGATGGTAACAAAGAGAACGTCGACAACCGTGTTGCAACGGTGACCGTATCCTCCACCACCGGATTTAAGCGCGGCGACAAAATCAGTTTCACTGGTGTGAAATTCCTGTCTCAGATGGCGAAGAACGTGCTAACTGATGATGCTACTTTCTCAATCACCCGTGTGATCGATGGTACTCACATCGAAATCACGCCGAAGCCGATTGCACTGGATGACGCGTCACTGACAAAAGAAGAGAAGGCTTACGCTAACGTAAACACCTCTCTTGCTGATACCACTACGGTAAACGTTCTGAACGTGGCAACAACCACCGCTAACGTGTTCTGGGCTGATGACTCAATCCGCCTGCTGTCTCAGCCGATCCCGGTAACCCATGAACTGTTTGCTGGTATGAAAACGTCTTCCTTCAGCATTCCTGGCATTGGTGTTAACGGCATCTTCGCAACGCAGGGTGATATCAACACTCTGTCTGGTAAGTGCCGTATTGCTGTGTGGTATTCAGCATGTGCTGTACGACCAGAGGCAATTGGTGTTGGTCTGCCTAACCAGACTGCGTGATAACCAGAGGGAGCTTCGGCTCCCTTTTTTATCTGGAGACAAGCATGACACACATGATCTTTCGTCATGGCGACATGAAGAAATGGAAAGGCGTTGGATACGACTTTGAAATCGTGAAAGCCGAAGAGCTTCAGGAATATCTGGATGCTGGCTGGTTTGCACATCCTGATGATCTTCTGAAGGATGTTGCAGAGCCAGATCCAGATCCAGAGCCAGAGCCAGAGCAAGAAGAAAAACAGCGTAAAAAGCCTGGTCGAAAACCTAAGGCGGCAGCAGATGAACCTGACAACGAAGGGTGATTTAGTTCTTGCGGCATTACGTAAGCTCGGTGTGGCATCAAATGCCACGTTAACCGATGTCGAACCGCAGTCCATGGAAGATGGCGTCAACGACCTTGAAATGATGATGGCTGAATGGCTTGGCGGTGATGTGTCACCTGGTATCAACGTTGGCTACATTTTTGCTGATGCAGATGTCGCTCCAGATCCGGGAGATGAGCACGGATTATCAAATAACGCTATAAATGCCGTCATTTTCAACCTTGCCTGCCGCATTGCTCCAGATTATGCGCTGGAAGCGTCAGCAAAACTTATAACGACTGCCAGATACGGGAAAGAGCGACTCGTCAAACTGTCTGCAATGGACAGAGCAAAAGCCGCTAAATGTAAGTCAGGTTATCCAAACCGTATGCCTGTTGGTAGCGGTAATCAGTTGGCGAAGTGGAACGGTTGGAATTACTTCCATCGGAAGGAACCTTGCGATAACGGGAGCGAATAATGCCGATTCAGCAACTTCCGCTTATGAAAGGTGTCGGCAAAGACTTTAGAAACGCCGACTATATCGACTATCTGCCAGTGAATATGTTGGCTACACCCAAAGAAATCCTGAACAGCAGCGGATATCTTCGCTCATTCCCGGGCATTGCCAAACGCTCTGATGTAAACGGCGTATCGCGCGGAGTTGAGTACAACATGGCGCAGAGTGCTGTTTATCGCGTGTGTGGCGGCAAGCTCTACAAAGGCGAAAGTGAAGTCGGTGATGTTGCCGGAAGTGGTCGCGTATCAATGGCGCATGGTCGAACATCTCAGGCGGTAGGCGTTAACGGGCAACTGGTCGAATACCGCTATGATGGCACGGTTAAAACCGTCTCAAACTGGCCTGCAGACAGCGGGTTTACGCAGTATGAGTTAGGTTCGGTTCGTGATATTACGCGCTTACGTGGGCGTTATGCGTGGTCAAAAGACGGTACTGATTCATGGTTTATCACTGACCTTGAAGACGAATCGCACCCTGACCGCTACAGCGCACAATATCGCGCAGAATCGCAGCCTGACGGCATCATCGGCATCGGAACATGGCGAGACTTCATCGTCTGCTTTGGTTCATCAACGATTGAATATTTCTCCCTGACTGGTGCAACCACTGTTGGTGCCGCGTTGTATGTCGCACAGCCATCGCTGATGGTGCAGAAAGGCATTGCCGGAACTTACTGCAAAACGCCGTTTGCTGATTCCTATGCGTTTATCAGCAATCCGGCAACAGGTGCGCCGTCTGTATATATCATCGGCTCCGGTCAGGTATCACCAATCGCCAGCGCGAGCATTGAGAAAATACTACGCTCCTACACTGCTGATGAACTGGCTGATGGCGTGATGGAATCGTTGCGGTTTGATGCGCATGAGTTACTGATTATCCACCTTCCGCGCCATGTTCTCGTGTACGACGCATCTTCAAGCGCCAATGGTCCGCAATGGTGTGTGCTGAAAACAGGTCTGTATGACGATGTGTACCGCGCTATCGACTTCATTTACGAAGGCAATCAGATAACGTGCGGCGATAAGCTGGAGTCCGTGACCGGGAAATTGCAATTCGACATCAGCAGCCAGTACGACAAGCAACAGGAACATCTTCTGTTTACTCCGCTGTTCAAAGCGGATAACGCCAGAGTGTTCGACCTTGAGGTTGAATCGTCAACTGGCGTTGCTCAGTACGCTGACCGCCTTTTTCTCTCTGCAACCACTGACGGCATAAATTACGGTCGTGAGCAGATGATTGAGCAGAATGAACCGTTCGTTTACGACAAACGTGTTTTGTGGAAGCGAGTCGGGCGCATCAGGAAAAATGTCGGCTTCAAATTGCGCATTATCACGAAGTCACCAGTCACTCTGTCTGGCGCTCAGATAAGGATTGAGTAATGGCGGATTCGAATCTCAATGTGCCGGTAATCATTCAGGCTACACGGCTCGACACATCAGTCCTTCCACGCAATATCTTCTCGCAGTCGTATCTGCTTTACGTTATCGCACAGGGCACTGATGTTGGTAACGTGGCTAACAAGGCCAACGAGGCCGGGCAGGGCGCTTATGACGCACAAGTCAGGAACGATGAGCAGGATGTGATTCTGGTCGATCACGAAATTCGACTGGCATCAGCTGAAGCGAAGATACAGGACCACGAAACAAGGATCACTAACGCAGAAGCAGCGATAGTCAGCCTTGACTCACGATTAACGACAGCAGAAAACGATATTGATTATCTGACGGATGAAGTTGTCGCCATTCAAAACACGCTCTCAGACCATGAAACGCGCATCGATGCTCTTGAGTATGCCACTACTCGTAAGAAATCAGAGGTTGTTTACTCTGGCGTATCAGTCACCATCCCGACAGCGCCGACTAACCTTGTTAGCCTGCTGAAAACGCTCACGCCGTCATCCGGGACGTTGGCACCATTCTTCGACACTGTTAACAACAAGATGGTTGTGTTCAACGAGAACAAAACCTTGTTCTTCAAGCTGTCGATCGTCGGGACGTGGCCCAGCGGAACCGCCAACAGGTCAATGCAGCTAACCTTTTCCGGCTCTGTTCCTGATACGCTGGTCAGCAGTCGTAATGCGGCGACAACAACCGACAACATCCTGTTAGCTACGTTCTTCAGCGTGGATAAAGACGGCTTTCTTGCCACAAATGGAAGCACGTTAACCATTCAGTCAAATGGTGCGGCGTTTACTGCCACAACCATCAAGATAATCGCGGAGCAGTAATGATTCAGTTCAAACCAACGCGAAACATCGACCTGATCGAAGCAGTCGGAAATCACCCTGACATTATTGCCGGGAGCAACAACGGTGATGGATACGACTACAAGCCTGAATGCCGTTACTTTGAGGTTAACGTGCACGGTCAGTTTGGCGGCATTGTTTACTATCAGGAGATTCAGCCGCTGACATTCGATTGCCACGCCATGTACCTGCCAGAGGTTCGTGGATTCAGCAAGGAAATCGGGCTGGCGTTCTGGCGATACATTCTGACTAACACCACCGTTCAGTGCGTCACATCGTTCGCTGCACGCAAATTCCGCCACGGGCAGATGTACTGCGCAATGATTGGCCTTAAGCGTGTAGGGACCATCAAGAAATACTTCAAAGGCGTGGATGACGTGACGTTTTACAGCGCCACACGCGAAGAACTAATCGACTTCCTGAATCACGGGAGATAGCCATGTTATATGCATTTAAGCTGGGCAGAAAACTGCGCGGCGAGGAACCTTATTGCCCTGAAAAAGGCGGGAAAGGTGGCAGTTCTGATAAAAGTGCAAAGTATGCCGCAGAAGCTCAGAAGTATGCCGCAGACCTGCAGAATCAGCAGTGGCAGACGATCATGAAAAACCTTGCTCCGTTCACGCCACTCGCTCAGCAGTACGTATCACAATTGCAGAATCTTTCCTCTCTTCAGGGGCAAGGTCAGGCACTTAACCAGTATTACAACTCTCAGCAGTACAAAGATCTTGCTGGTCAGGCTCGCTATCAGAGTCTGGCGGCAGCGGAAGCAACAGGTGGATTGGGTTCCACTGCAACCGGTAATCAGTTAGCAACAATCGCACCAACGCTTGGTCAGCAATGGCTATCTGGTCAGATGAACAACTACCAGAATCTGGCAAATATTGGTCTTGGCGCACTGCAAGGTCAGGCAAACGCCGGGCAGACATATGCCAACAACATGAGTCAGATTTCGCAGCAAAGTGCGGCTCTTGCCGCTGCTAATGCCAATAAACCATCAGGTCTTCAGACAGCAATTAGCGGCGGAGCTTCAGGGGCTATGACTGGCGCTGCTCTTGGCTCTATTGTTCCAGGACTTGGCACTGGATTAGGTGCGGCAATTGGCGGCGGACTTGGCCTGCTTGGCTCGTTGTTTTAAGGGGTAATCATGGCTACTTGGCAAGGAACAAACGGCGGATTGTTGGCTGGTATCGGCGGCGTCAACTCAAACGCTCCGAGCGTAAATGACATCGGCAATACGCTTCAGCTTATCAGGCAGAACAATGATATTGAGCGTTCAGGCGCTAACAATGTTGGGCTGACGGCTTTGCAAGGTCTTTCAGGTATTGCGGGTGTTTTTCAGCAGGAAAAGCAGGCTCAGCGGCAGAAAGAATTTCAGCAGGCGTACGCTAATGCTTATGCGTCTGGTGATCGCGGTGCTTTGCGTCAGTTGGCTACTGAATATCCAGACCAGATTGAATCCGTTCGTAAAGGCATGGGATTCATTGATGAAGACCAGCGCAATTCCATCGGTACCTTAGCGGCTGGCGCTCGCCTTGCGGCATCGTCTCCAGAAGCGATGCAATCATGGCTGCAAAACAACGCCAAGGAACTGGTGCGCGTCGGCGTTGACCCTAATAACGTTGCTCAGATGTATCAGCAGAACCCTTCAGGATTTGGTGAGTTTGTTGATCACCTTGGAATGGCCGCGCTTGGTCCGATTGATTACTTCAATGTTCAGGACAAGATGGCTGGTCGTGAAATTGACCGAGGCAGGCTGGCAGAGACAATCCGCAGCAATCAGGCTGGCGAGGCACTTCAGGCGAGAGGGCAAAACCTTTCCTATCAGTCAGCAATGACTGGGCACAATATCGCAGCACAACGCTTGGCTCTGGATCAGCAAGAGTTCGTGTTTAAGATGCAGCAAGCGCAGGAAAAGGCTCAGCAGTTGATTAGCGAAGCACCTAAGCTGTCAGTAAACATGGAAAAAGGCATCGAGACGGCTGTAAACAATGCCACAGCATCATCAAACTCAGCCAATTCTATGAGTGCGCTTGCTCAACAGTTCAGAGCAGAAAAACCAACGACAGGTTTGTTCGGTAACGCACAGAACATGTTCGCAAAACTTACCGGAAGCGATACAACATTGCGTGATTTGCGCATTCGCCAAAATGCCCTTGTTAACAGTCAGGTCCTTAAATTCCTACCTCCCGGCCCAGCAACGGATAAAGACGTTGAGATCGTTCGGCAGGGTGCGCCAACTGACATGGATAACCCTGAGACGGTCGCAAGATGGCTTGATGCAATGGCAAACCTTGAGCGACGAAACGCGCAGTTTAATGAGTTTAAAGCCGAGTGGATGAGCGCGAATGGCAACCCTGGACAATCGCGTAATGGCGGTCAGATATTGGGGTTGGATGTTAAAAAAGGTGAATCATTGGGGAGTGCCGTTAAGCGGTATATGTCAATGAATACTGACGCAGCGCCAGCACAAGATTCGACACCTTCAGGAGAACCACGGAATCAGGTTGGATCATATACCTCAAAATCAGGCATTCAATTTACGGTGGAATGATGAAAGTAACTGCAAACGGTAAGACATTTACCTTTCCTGATGGTACAAGCACCGAAGATATTGGCACCGCCATTGATGAGTATTTTGCTGGTCAGGCTGTTCAGCAACAAACAGTTAATCAGGCCAATAATGCACCAACACGGGAAGAACCCTCATTGATGCAACAAGCTGGCGATTGGCTCACTGGTGGTCAAAGTGCAGGGCAAATTGCAGAGCAGGCTGGTCGTGGTCTGGTAAACATACCATTCGACGTATTACAGGGCGGCGCAAGCCTGATTAATGCAATCAGTCAGGGGCTTGGTGGGCCAAAAGTATTGGATGATGTCTATCGTCCAGTCGACCGACCGACAGATCCTTACGCGCAAGCTGGAGAGTCAATAGGCGGTTATCTTGTTCCTGGAGCAGGTGTAACTGGAAACATGGTCATTGGTTCTCTCGCTGACGCGGCGAATCAACGGGGTGATTTTGCCGAAAATGCCGCTATTAATGCCGGACTTAACATTGCTACGCATGGCCTGATAAATGGCGTTACCCATGGTGTTCGTGGTGCATCAAATATAATTAGTGGCAATAAAACATCTGCACAGAGAGCGACCACTGCGGCAACAGAAACATCACCATTCTCCGGTACTGCGCCAACAGAAACATCACCATTCTCCGGTGATGCCGCTGCAGCAACAAATCCTGCGGTTCATGCCGCAGAGGCAAGAGCAGCACAAGGTGTACCAATGACGCCTGCGACGAGGGACCCAGAGGAGGTCGTCCGCACAGTAGCAGCACAAAAAAGGCCAAATCTCGCTTCATCGCTTGATGAACTAGATATCAATCCTCAGGCTGAAGTTCTGGAGTCTGCTGAAAGGCTTAATGTTGATTCATTACTCCCTTCACACTTTTCCGGGAACGAGCAATACAAGGCAGTTGAGCAAGCAATCAAGTCCCGTGCGGGTTCTGCTCTACGGGTGCAGGAAAATGAAGCAATCAGGCAACTAGCACAGGGCGCGGGGGAGATAATTGATCGCGTTTCCGGTGCAAAAGATGCTCTTGGTATGAGCGACAAGTTTATTGATACGATCAATGGAAGAATGTCTGCGCTGATGAAACGAAGCGACCAGCTTTATCGCAATGTTGAAAAGGCGATGCCTGCAGGTGCAAAAATTGATGCGCCATCAACAAGGTCAATGCTCAAACAGGTGGCAGAAGATCTTGGCGGGATGAAAAACCTTGACCCTATTGAAAAGAGAGTCTTTCGGGCAGTTAATCCAGGCAAGAACGGCGCATTAACTTATGCAAATCTCAATAAGCAACGACGACTTGTTGGTGATGCACTTCATAAGAATTCTGGACCATATAAAGATGCTGATCGCGCTGCTTTATCGAGGCTTTACGGTTCGCTCGCCGATGATCAAAAGGCGGCGCTGTCAGAGACAAATGCATTACGTGATTTTGAAGTTGCTCAGAGGCTTGTTCAGATGCGAAAAAGCATGGAAGAGCAAATGATTAATCTAACTGGCAGAACGCTGAACGGTGATGTTTCTCGCAAAGCAACTACAGCACTACAGGCAATGTCGAAAGGCGATGCCAAAGGATTTCGTGAATTGATGCAAAACACGCCGTCCAGGAAGCTAAGAACCGAGCTACTGGGAACAGGTCTTCGGGATATGCTTTCGAACGGAAAACGTGGCGCTGATTTTAATCCTGCAGGGTTTGCTGACTGGTATCAAAACATGTTAGCAAACGGGCAGATGCGCAATCTTGCCAGACATTTACCAAAAGAGACTATGTCAGGTCTGAACGATGTATATAAGGTCGCAAAGGCTATCAAAGATGCAAAATCTTACGAGATAACTACAGGAAGACTAAACGAGTTCGTCAAACGGTTTAATCGCGTCACTGCGGCAAATGAATTTGTTGCTAACCATGCCCAACGCATTGGCACTGCGGTTGGTTCAACTGTGTCAGGACCGTTCAGTGCAGTAGGTGCTGTTGCTGGGTCAGAAATTGGGGCAAAAGTCGCCAGCAAAATCAGGGCGATGGGCGGCGCTGCATCAATGGAATCTGCAGAAAAGCTAATTAGCTCACCAGAATTCCAGAAAGCAGCAAGACTGGCAGTAAGACAAGCACCAGAAAGCATCGTTGATACAACTGTAAGACGCTCTTCTGCTTGGCGATCGTTTTACAACTCACTTCCAGAATCAGATAAGAAAACCATATCAAGGCTAGGCATCATGTACTGGATGAACAGTGATGATAACCAGAAGTAACGGAAAGCCACGGATGGTTAGTTGCAGTCTTTTTTATATAGCTCTTTGAGAGTATCAAAGACAATTTTCTTAACCATATCGGATTGTTGGTCTGCAATACGCTCTGCATCGTCAATGTAAACAGATGCAGAGCTTTGTTTAGCCAATGATTCTTCAATCGCTGCAATTATCTCTGAGTTCAGCGACCTGTTATTCATCTTCGCACGCTGCTTAATTTTCGCGTGGAGTTCATGCGGAAGTCTCAAGTGAAACTGCGCCTCGTCGTATTTGCTGTACATCCTTGATGCCTCACCAATTGGGTGGAATGGCATCGTAACTTACTGGATAAATACTCAATAGTACCATTTCGGTATGCAATCACATCATGGTTGCATCATATCATTCGTCTGGAGCAATGAAATGTCAGATATCACCTACTCAACAGATGGTCAGCAACCATGTTTGCTGCCTTATAAGCTATAGCCGCTTCATCAATGGTGTTGAATCTCCCAAGGGTTATGTTTTTACCTGAGACATTTATCTGAGCTTGCCATTGATTTCTGGCTTGACAGAAAGTTACCCCCTTGATTCCAGCATTGCTATTTCGAGGTCCGACATTTAATGCATTTACGACTCTGCTGACATCCCTAAGGTTTGAGATTGCGTTATTTCTTCTGTTTCTATCAATGTGGTCAATCTCTTGTTTGGGCCATTCGCCATATACATACAGCCAGGCAAGTCTATGTGCAAAATATCTTACGCCATCAATATTAATTGCGTTATATCCATAAGAAATTGTGCCAGCAACTTTCCCAACAGCACCTCTGGCGCTTAATTTCTTTTTCCAAGTGAAAATTCCTGTTTCTTTATTGTAATCGAGAACCTCCATAAGGCGCTCCCGAGTTACTACCTCGTGACGTCTCTTACTCATTATTTTCTCCGGAATGTTTATTATGCCAGAACAATTATACAACGTTGTTGTTTCACAACCAAGTCAGTTATTTACTTTAGCTCGCTCGTTTAAAGCAAATGCCAATGGCAAAATTTATATCGGAAAAATTGACACTGACCCGGTAAATCCTGAAAACCAGATTCAGGTTTATGTAGAGAATGAAGACGGATCTCACGTCCCTGTTTCTCAGCCAATTGTTATCAATGCTGCCGGATATCCTGTGTACAACGGGCAGATTGCCAAATTTGTAACTGAGCAAGGCCATTCAATGGCTGTATATGATGCGTATGGTTCGCAACAGTTCTATTTTCCGAATTTGCTGAAGTATGACCCTGAACAGCTTCTGCAGTTACTTCAATCTGATGAAGGGGCTACTTACATTGGCACTAATAGCGGGAAAAATCTTCAAGATGAGCTATTTGCAATAAAAAATGAAATATATCAAGACCCGCTTACATCGTGGCCTTTCGGTGGAACATTAAAAATAAAGCAAGGGGTGTACGATATCGCGTCACCACTCGTTCTCGATTACGGCAACTATGACGCTAAATTTATTGGTTCGACAGGAGTCCGTGCTCATTATTCCGGAGAAAATATGGCAGAAACGATATTTAACTGCCATGCCTCGGATTTCAACTTAAAGATGCTCGGTGATACAGTTGGTGGCACACAGCGAGTACATGCGTATGATTATCTCGGAAATATTACGCTTAAAGGCTCAGCAACGTCTTACGGTCTTCTCGTAACCAAGAAAGCATATGCCAAGTTAGAGAATATAGTATCTTACGGACATACCAACGGCGAAGGTTTACGAACAGACGCTGTATTGACTTCTGAATTGGATAATGTGTACCTGCAGGCAAATCGTATTGGCTGGCGCGCACTTAACTCCAGTGAAGGGTCAGAGCTTAATGCCATTACAGTTAACCGATTAACTGCAAGCCAGAATACACAATGGGGTATACTTGGTGATAGATGGGGGGCAGGAACTACTATCAACAGCCTGACTTGTGAAGGAAATGGTACTCAGGGGGATTCCGGTACAGGTGGTGCGCAATTAGCCATAAATGGCCTTAACGGTTCGTGTGCTTTGGTGTTAAACAACCCATACTTCGAGGCTAATGCCGGGGGGGCAGACCTTGCTATAGATAATACTGGGACGCGACCTGTAACGGTAGTTATAAACGGTGGAAATTTTCATCGCGTGAGCAGTGAACGCTACACGCACACGAATATACAAGTAACAAGCTCAGGTGGGGGAAAAGTTATAGTCTTACTCAATGGCACAACGTTCCAGAGCGCAGGGGATTATCAGCCAAGTGCAGATCGACCATACTGGATAACAGGGAACAATTGCGAATTGATCGATATTGGTTGCACCTTTATGGAAATAACCAGTAAGGCCACATCGGTTTCTGCAGAGTCAGTTACGCGCTCAGGGAGAATTAACGCCAATGGTAGTGTAGACATTGCGCCGGGTGTTTCATCCGTTAACGCGCATGCTACTGGTGTGTATGATGTAACGTTTTCTCATCCGCTCGCAGCAGCTACTAATGGTTATGTGGTTCAGATAACACCTATATCTGCGCCTGATTCAGTTAGTTGTGATGTTACTTATATTGGTGTAGATACATTTAGGGTGACCCTGCGCAATACGCTTAGCGGAGCAGGAATCTCTAGTTCGTTTGCATTTAGCATTACCAGGCTACTATAAACACGACAGCCTCCCTACGGGAATACGTAGGGAGGCGGATTCATTGTTATTTATTAATGTGAAGTTTTATTTTTTTATTAAATCAAGAGTTAACCATGGAGGGAGCACTGTAAATGAGACGGCTTCTCCATGTTTTGCTTTATTTATTAATTCTGCTCCTTGAGACCAGTTCATGTCAGGAAGAGGGGTTATAAAAAAGTTTAATTTTATCATTGCAATAAGGATGACTGAAACATAGATTTTAAAGAATATTTTTAAGGTTTTATTCTTTATGCATTGAAACAAACAAACGCATATTAATGAAAAAATTGCAATATGAATATTTACAAAATACCTTGACCCGTTTCCGGTTGCAAGTGTTGGCAGTTGAGGAACAGAATCTGCCAGTTGAGGTTTTGCCATAGAAAATGCGACAATAAGTATTGGAAGGGTGGCAAACACTTTCATTTGCCAATTTCCTTTAATATAAATGAAAACACATAATGTAATTACTAAAGTTGATAGTGTGTACGATAAAAGGTGATTGTCCCATCCAGCATTAGCGATATTCCAAGGGACAAATGAAAAAAGAAATACATTAGATGATATTATAGATGACATAACATCAAAACTGAATCCTAATGGAGCATGTGATCTTGTTCCATTAAATGTAAGAATTATTGATGTTGCCTGTATCAGCCCACACAAGATCATTGCCAAATATGGCAGTCGAGTATAAAATAAGTATAAACCTCTTATGCTTATTACTCCTTTTGATAAGTGTAAATATTTAAAAACAGATGATGCAATTATGAATATAATAAATGGACCGCTCAATCCAGATAATACTATAAAAAATAAATCATGTGCTTTCCATAATTTTGACTTGGATTCTTCAGATATTATTATCATTGCAACATACAATGATAAATACCAGTGAGCATTTGTTATATTGGCTTGGACTTCATCAAGCCCGGGCATGCAAATTAAATATACAGAGATGAAGATTTTTGATGTGGTGCTTAGGAATTTAAATCTATCGGTAAATAAGAACCATATAATTATAGCTCTAATTATTATTCCAAAAAAGTTTGATAATAATGGTGCGTAAATTGGATTAATAAATGTCGTCGCACCAACAATGAGTGTTGATACTGTTTGAAAATAACCATTTCTTGGGGTTATGAGTGAACTGAAAAAACCTTGTTCGTATGCATCTTTATACCAAAAAACTGCATCCTCAGCCCAAAACTGGGCATTTGTCAAAATGTCAATGCGTCTAAGCCAAATCAAAGTAAATGCAAGTATAAAAATTGATATCTTGTGCCAATTGCGCATTATGAATATCTTCATAAGATCATCCTGTTATTTTCTGCTTTTAATTAAGTACCGTGGTCTTGATTTTGTTTCTAAATAAATTCTACCTATATATTCACCGAGAACACCAATCCCGATCAGTTGCACTCCACCCAGGAAAAGTATTGATACAAGCATGGAGGGATACCCGCGTACTGGGTTACCAAAGACAATGGTGTCTATAATCATCCATGCACCATATAAAAATGAAATGCTTGCAACAAACAAGCCTATATAAGTCCATACGCGAAGAGGAAAGGTTGAAAAACTTGTGATACCTTCCAGTGCCAGATTCCATAATTTCCAGCCATTAAATTTTGAGATGCCAGCAACACGCTCTGTGCGTACATATTCAACGACATCTGTCTGACCACCAACCCAGCTCAGTATGCCTTTCATGAAAAGATTGCGCTCAGGCAATAGTTTAATGTTCTCCACAACCTCACGAGACATGAGTCGAAAATCTCCGACATTTTCCTCTATTTTTGGGGTGCTTATTTTGTTGTGTAATTTATAGAACCACTCAGCTGTCTTACGTTTCAGCCGTCCATCAGTTGAGCGGTCTGAACGTTTAGCAAGCACCATGTCAGCACCTGCCTGCCACTTTTCAATAAGATGAGGAATAACCTCAATCGGGTCTTGCAGGTCAACATCAATTGGAATCACGGCATCGCCGGTTGTATGGTCTAACCCTGCAAACAATGCTGGTTCTTTACCAAAGTTGCGTGTAAATGACAGCGGAACAACTAGCGGATCAGAAACAGCCAGAGCGTTAATGATTGACTCCGTAGCGTCTTTGCTTCCGTCATTTATGAAAACAATTTCTACTTCATATGGCTTCAACTCTTCGAATTCACGTACCGTTTTATAAAAAATTGGTATCGCTTCTTCTTCATTGAAGACAGGAACGACAAGAGATATCTTCATTTCGCATCCCTAAAGACAATGAACTTTGAATAGACGAAACCGCACACCAAGCTGATGGCGGAGAAGGTAACAAGAGTGACAATTGGAGGAAGTGAACATCTATCAGCAACCCATCCAACAGTAGCACTCAGTGTTCCCATGAACCCGACATATAACATGTAGCGCATCGTTGTAGTTGATGCTTTGAATGTGAATTTTGCATTCGCAAAGAAGCTAAAACTCACAGCCACAACGAAACCTGCGAAGTTTGCCATAGCCTGATTGGTATGCGCGGCATAGATACATACACCAAAAACCACCCAGTGTATAAGTGTGTTCAGCACGCCTATAGATGTGTACTTTGCAAATAGCTTTAACATTTCTTCTATCAGCTAATAATCAAAGGCATGAAGTCTATCATCCAAGTCTCAATCGATCGATACTTGCGGTAGTTGATGAGAAAAACTCTGGCACACAAATCTTTGCACTGGATTGCAAGGCTTTGTGCTCTTCTGTGAATGTGTGGCTATATGTTTGAAGATCGTTGTGCCGTATTTGTGACATATATATGGCAACATCATTCATCAACTTTCTGTTTGTGCCATCAACTATATCTTAGTGAATGCGGTTAATGCTTGCTAAAACAGATAGTTATGATTGGTGCTACAGATTCGTAATGCGAAGGTCGTAGGTTCGACTCCTATTATCGGCACCATTTAAATCAATAAGTTACCTCGCATTTAAGTAAACTACGTTCTCCTCTTGTGCCGTATTTGTGCCATTGCGACTTATAATCGCATCGATTTTGCTCGCGTGCTCGGTGAGATGCCCGGCTGAAAGGTGGGCGTATCTTTGAACCATTTCGAGAGTTTCCCATCCTCCCATCTCTTTAAGCGCAAGAAGAGAGACACCGGACTGAACCAGCCAGCTTGCCCAGGTATGCCTCAGGTCATGGAAGCGGAAGTTGCTAATGCCTGCCCGCTTTAACGCTCCCTTCCATGCCTTGTTGCTGTCGGTTCTCATCTTCCTTACCGCTGCTGTTTTTGTTCCGTCGCTTCGGTAGGCAGGTTTGGTGTGGACAAACACCCTGAGGTGTACTGGCAATAGCGGACACTACCATTTGTTCTTTTTTAAGCAGCCATCTGATGATATTTTTCCCTGAAGGCTGCCGGGGAGATATTCCCCAGACGAGAGTGACGACGCTGACGATTGTAGAAAATCTCAATGTATTCCCGTATTACTGAGATGGCTTCATCCCGGTTATTAAAACGATAGTGGCTCAGGCTCTCATTTTTCAGCGTTCCCCAGAAGCTTTCCATCGGAGCGTTGTCGTAACAGTTACCTTTACGCGACATTGATGTTTTCAGACCAAACTGCTCCTGTATGACCCGGTAATCGTATGCGCAGTACTGTGAACCTCGATCAGAGTGGTGGATTAGCCCGGCAGGTGGGCGCTGGCTCCTGAGCGCCATAAACAGGGCTTTACCTGTCAGCTCTTTTGTCATGCGCTCTCCCATGGCGTAGCCGACAATTTCGCACGTATAAACATCTTTGATGCCAGCGAGGTACAACCATCCCTCCTGTGTGGCAACATACGTCAGGTCCGCCACCCAGACCTGATTTGGTGCTGTAGGAGCGAACGTCTGGTTCAGCAGATTTGGCGCAACTGGCAGATTGTGGTTCGGGTTCGTAGTCGCTCTGAACTTGCGTTTCTGCTTACAGCGTAGCCTCAGCTCCTTACGAAGACGTGCCAGTCGGTCACGACCAACGATGATGCCATTCTCTGCCAGCTCCGTCTGGAGCCGCCGGGTTCCATATGTTTCGCGAGTGCGGATATGTGCCACCTTAATCTCCAGTTTTAGCCGCTCATCACTTTGTTTTCTGTCTGAGGGTTCATGCTGTACCCAGTTGTAATAACCGCTCCTGGATACACCAAATACCTGACACAT